GGCATGGGACAAGTCTGGCATCCGCGTGGAAAGGCGTGACGTGGAGGAAGCGGGACGGCGCCACCGGGTGGTGCAGATCGTCGGTGACGGCGTGGACGGCGGTCCCCATGATGGTGACCCACCACGTGGACTTGTCCAGGCCGTAGACGCGCGACAGCCTCCACCGCTCCCCGCATTCCGCGTACCCAGATGCGGAGGAGTAGGACAGGTGGTTGATACTGTGCTTCGCTCGCACTGTGGTTGGCCTCCTTTCTTTTGGTTCGTGTTTGTCTTTGTTGACGGGCGCTAGTTTAGGCACAAAGTGCATCTAATGTCAAACCGAACACTGTGGCGCGCCACACGCTCCAACGTGGGGGGTGGGGGAAGGAGAGTCCGGGGCCGTCAGAGCGGGAGCCGCTGCCTGTACGCCTCCAAGCGAATCCGCGAGAAGTCGGACACCAAACGCCCCGCATCATCCAAGAACGGGTCCCTGATCCACCACGAGTCAACCCCACGGCGCCGCGGCACCAGCACGAACGCCTCCTCATCGTGGTCGTAATCAACGACAAGGTTCTCCGACACCAGGCGCCGACGCAGCGCAGCCCCGAGGCGCTGCTGCTGGTCCGACAGCTCCTCACCCTGCTCCGCAGCGTCCAACGCCCGCAACCCCTGCGCGTAGTTCTGGTTCCGCGCGTCGTTTGATGTTATCCAGGGGATCGCAACGGGGCGGGACTTCAGACGCCGCCCCCCGTTCCGCCGAAGGAAACGGGACCACATGCTAACGGACGTATCAACTCCATGCCGCCGCTTATACCAGTCCACCATCTGCTGGTACGTGAACCCACGGTCCCGCAGCAAGTGCAGGGCCTCGGCCTTGTCGATGATCTTGGTCGCTCGCGCCATGATCCCCCTCCTGGAGCCGGTGTTTCAGCACGTCAACACCAACTCTAACCGGACGGTAATCAGAAGTCAAGGCAAAACACCCTACCCCACAACAGGACGCGACGCAACCCGACGCAACACCCGCGACCCGCGGAACACCCCACCGCACGACACGCAGCGGAACGCCTGGAACGCCGACACCCCCGTCAACGCCTCCCCACACTCCACACGCTCAACACCACCACAGTGAGGACAAGCCCCACACTTGTCCTCACGCCGATACAAGCCCATGTGCGGGCCACCCGCCAACCACGGGCGCAACCGGTCATACAGGGCCTCAGTCAACTCCACATCCCCGCGATTGTACGTTTCCATGCGCTGCTGGGCATCCCGATCCCCTTCGAGGCACGCCATCCAAAGCCCATGCCCCTCGTGCGTGACCTTGTGCCCCAGCCCGAGCCGCGACGCAACATAGTCAAGCTTGTTCGACGGGAACTTGAACTGCCTACGAACCACCGGAAGCAAATCCACCTGCTTATAAGGCGACGGCGCCCCCAGCCCGGCCAGCACGAACTCTCGGTTCAAATGCTTCACATCATACTTTCGCCCATTATAGGTCACAAGCACATCGCACTCGTCGAGAAGGCGCCAAGCCTCCTCCACCATGCCCTCATGCCCACCAGGCTTCCAGTCCGCCCAGAAACCCGTCTGAGAATCCTCATACCACTTAGCCGAGAACGACAACATGCGCCCATCTTCGACAATCTGATTCAACCCGACATTCTGGTCCCATAGTCCCCACACGTGGGCGACCGTAGGGGAAGATTCGATGTCCAACGTCAACACCTTGGCACCAACACCGTCAACCGCCCGGGCCCCAGCGGCCCGGAAAGGAGCATTCACCTCCTCATGCAACTCAGACAGTCGCACAGCAGCACTCCCCCCTCCTGTGCTCCCCCAGCGTCGAGGCCGCCACCTCGAACCCCGCGGCACGAAGCGTCCGCCTTATCCCAGCCGTCGTCTCATCGGCATCGTCCAACACTCCACGAAGCCACTCAGCGTCCTCGGAATCGAGTCCGCCGATAATCCTACCCACCTTGCACGGGGCGCCGTCAGAAACCCGCCTAGACCCCGCAGCAGCCCCAGAATGCAACTCACTCAGCAAACCCATAACCCCCAAACAACAACACACACAAATAAGAACAAGGGGGGCGCCCTCCGGCAAACACCGCAGGACACCCCCCCAAAACGGATTAGTATTCCTCCGACAACAACTGCGGAAGAACCGGCACCGCGGGAACATCAACAGTCGGATCAACCAAATCCGACACCTCCTCGCCCCACGACACCAAACGCCGACCCCAATCCAAAGCCGCACGCAACTTCCGGCCAAGCGAATCCCGCTCAGCCTCCAAAACATCCACCCGACGCTCCAACGACCTCACCTGAGCATCCAAACGCTCAGTCAAAGTCTGCAACGCCGTCAGGTGCCTATCCTCACGCCGCCCAATCGCCGTAACCACAACACCGATCAGACCACCCAGGACCGCCCACATGGCAGGAGACCCAATAAGCTCCACCAACACAGGCCCACCCCCTTCCAACAGTAAGGAAGGCGCCCAGGCTTCAGGCGCCCGTCACAGTCGCAACGTCCGTGCGCTCAGGATCGCCGAGCGCAGTCAGAACAGACCAAACCGCGGCCGTGAGGCCAACACCAACAGTCCGGGCCCAATCAAGGCCCCAAATGACCGTGCCAGTCGTCAGTTCTGCCAGCATCGCCTGAGCCGCGGTCTTCAACGCGCGCTCCGCCACACCCAGCCAGAAAGACTTCCTCGTGTAAAACGTCATCGCAAACACCCCCCTCCTCAGTTAGCCTCGGCCAGCGTCAACATGCCAGCCTCGTCCTGCAACAAAGTCACCCGACCAACGATCAAATGACCCTCAGAATCAAACACGCTACAACCGCCGTCATAGCGCGTCTGGAACACCCCAGAATGCGCCATAGCGCCGTTCTCCCTCAGGAAGAACCGGTGGCCGTTATCCTCCAGCCACCCCGTGCGCATGGCGCCGTTAGACTCGAAGTAGAACCACTTCCCATCGATCAGGCGCCAACCCGTGACCATCGCCCCGTTCTCCTCGGGCGCAAGGTAGAACCACACACTGTTCACCTGCACCCACCCGGTCTCCATCTGACCGAAACGGGCGTCGTGAACGTCGTGCAGGAAGTACCACTTCCCCGCGGACAGCAGCCACCCGGACTGCAACCAGCCCTTCAGGTCGGCGAAGTACCACGAGTCCTTGACCTGGAACCAACCGGTCTGCCAGGTGCCGTCCTCGTTGCGGTACCACCAGCCGGTGCCCTCCTGCACCCAGCCCTCACCGCCCTGGCCACTCATGTTGTCGTACCAGTAGCCAGCCCGATCCATGTAAGTGTCCCGCAGGGACCCATCCAGCTGGCCCGGGCAAGCCGTCGCAAAGAAATCGTTGTGGGGGAACACGTTCACCCCATACGCGGGGCGACCGAGCCCGTAGTTGTAGCACAGCGCCGCCGTAAGGCGGGCGCCATACTCCACAGTCTCAGACGAAATAGCCCACCCACTGTCCGGGCCACCAACGTTCGCGTGCTCGATCCCGATAGACGACTGATTCGTGGGCCAATGCCCAGCATGATAAGCCGTATCCCAGTCATGAACGTACTGGGTGATATTCCCAACCGCATCCACGTTATAGTGCGCGGAAATCCCGTTCGACGTGAACGCCGAATACACCGCGCCAGCACTCATGTAAGCGCCAGCGTTATGGTGGAGGACGATCTTGTTCAGGCTGTAGCCGCCCCTGCCAGACGTGCAGTTCGGATGCCACATCTCGGTATCCGCAGAAAGATTAACGAAGTCCAACGCTCTCTCCCATCCCCAAAATGAAACGGCGGCCAAGAAAACATGCGACACAAGCGCAGGGGCCGCCAGCCCGCGCCATCACGCAACTCACTCCACGAGCTGCCACAACAAAGGCGCCATCCCCGGCGCCCACTCGGCAACAGTCGTATGCTCCTGCAAAGCCCGCCACGCCTTACCGTCATGACGGCATTGGTCCCCAGCGTTCACCTTGAAACCAACACCCCAAGGCTTCAGAGCTTGCAAATCGATCTTCTTCCCATCGAGCTTCATCCAGCCCTGCCAGAAAGAAGACGGCCCCTGCGTGTGCGGAGACAACCATTGACCGGACACGTTCCGCCACTTCCCATTCGGGAAAGTCACAGTCTCCCCCGGGCCGACAGACGCCGCCTTACTCAAATCCTCGATCTTCTTCGGCTCAGCATCCGCGACCGCCGCCGCATACTCGCGCGCAACCCGGTCCGCCTCTTCCTTGGCCTGCTGTATAGCATCACGACGCCGGAACTCGCACATAACCTTGTCGTACAACAAGGACAAATCCTCGTCCGACATGTTCAGAAGCCGCTCAACATCAGACGGAGTAAAAGGCATTCACATCACCCGCTCCCACACCACAACATCACTATCCACGCCAGGCGCAACCCCCATATGCGTTTCATGCTCACACAAGGCCCGCCACACGCGGCCCCCCAAAGACCGCAACGCCCCAACCTTCACAACCTCGCCAACGCACCACGGCCACACGGCCAAGTAATCCACCACGGGCCTACGAAAAGCCATACACGCCCCCCTTTCACAGGCTCACAGGAAGGGCAATGCACATGAACCTGTTGTAACCAGGATCAGTTGTGAACGCGGCGCTACCGCCGCTCCCGCGCCCATAAATCCCCCACTCAACCTTCGGCTCAGCATTGGCTTCGATAAGGCCGAAGTTGAACAGGGAGTTCGACTGCTGATCCCCCCCGCCAGAGTTGAACGCTGACCGCAGCGTCCCAGTCCCGTCAATCGACAGGTACAAGTCAACGCTGCCCGTGGTGTTCGCCCACGCGGACAAGAACGCCAACACAAGGCGCCGATAAGGCTTCGGACTGAGAGTCGAATCATAGTACTTGTAGTACTGGCCAGCCCCCACGTTGTACCAGGCGCCAGACGCAGCATACGGGTAGTTCACATGCTCAACCTCGTTGAGCATTTTCAACGCCCAGTTGCCATTCTTCCACTTCGTGCCATCCGCGAAGTAGAGCTGCTGAGCCACGTTGAAGAACCACGGCTCCGCAGTAGTGGGCCCCTCCCCGGCCCCAGCGGCCACGTCAACAAGCCTGCGGGCCTCTTCCGCGGACTGGACCGTAGTCACAACGCCAGCACTGTTGAAAGCGCCGTACAGCCCCTCCAGGAGGGGGTCGTTCTCCGTGGGCACCTGAACGCCCTTGCGCAATTTCTTAGTCATACTAATTCCCCTTCCCATCACAATGGGCAGACGTAATCAACTTCAACCCGATAATCCTTCAAGTACGCGCCGTTTTCACTTGCCGACAAGCCAAGCGAAATCTTTTCAGAAGATGTCACATCAATGGTGCCCACAACAGAGGGAGTCACGTACTGGTTGGCCGGACCATAGGCGTATGAGTACAGGTCCCCCCACTCGGCGTCCTCTGCCTCCCCGCGCAACAGAGCCAGAGAAATAACATTCGACCAGGAGGAGGTTTGCACACACGCGAAACACGTTACTTTGTACCGGCCCGAACGAGGCACCATCAAAGACCCGCCCAGGCCGACAGTGCGCATCTGCTTGGCCCGACTGGTCGAGTCGGTCCGCAACGCAAGCTTGTCCTTGCGCCCCACGGGAAGCAAGTAATTCACCTTCCCAGACGCGAACCTATATGACGGAGCGCCAATCAGGTCTCTCCACGAGTAGGAGAAAATGCCGTCAGCGGGAGTCACCACGTCAACCCCCGTAGGAACAAGCCTCGTGAGAATGATGTTCGACCCGTCCGCCTTGCGGCGATTGAAGCGAACCTCAGGAACCAGTCCCCGAGAATCAATAGCAACAGTGGATAGTCCGCCATCCCCGCTGGCCGTCACCGACCCGCCCACGAGCTCCTTGCCGACAAGACGCTCGGCAATCAAATCACCTGTAATAACGGCGTGCTGGGCCTTCAGCTTGTCCACAACCGCGTCCTCGAACTGGGCGACCTTTGCGCTCAGCTCCTTCGAGGCGACTATTTTCTCCGCGGTAACCGACCCTCCCGCAAGGAGGTTGCCGCCGATAGTGGCGTCTCCGGCAACGCGCAGGAGCCGCGTCCACGTCTCACGATCAAAGCCAATCAGGTCGTCATCAAGGGAAACCGCTTTCCACTCCCCGGACTGGAAGGCCCAGCGGCCCGTCACTTTTTCGTCCGAACCGACCTGCTCCCACACGGCTCCAGCCGGTCGGTCCTGCGTGTCCGCCGCGGTCGGCGCCCGCGACGCGACCGTGTACATGTTCCGCGCTGCGAGAACCTGCTTGGATGCCTCTTGAAGGTCCCGCTCCAGCTGAGCGAGGCGGGATGGAACCTCCTTGTTCGCCTCCTCCAGGGCCTTCAGCGCGGCTTCCATTTTACGGGCCGCCTTCTCCGCCTCGGCGAGCGCGTCAGAAGCCGACGTAAGGGCCTGGCGGGCCACCGCCCCCTCCTCGCCAACGTACACGCGCTTAGAGGCGTCAGAGGCCACTGTGGTGGACGAGAGGAGCCCCATCGGGGCCCCCGAGGGGGCCAGCTGCACCATGACCGGCGCGCCCTCGGAGAACACGCCGCCCCCGGATGGGACGTTCACGATGTTCCCCGGCTCCCCCACCTCGACGCGGACCGTCCCGGCCTCGCCATCCCCAACGAACCGACCAGGGATCGTGGACGACACGTCAGGGGCGGGCGGCTTAGCGCCCGCCAACCAAAAACTATTCTTCCCCGAAGTCACACAACCCTCACCTTCAAATCAAGACGCATCCCCTGCGCCCCACCACCGCAATCCATCGAGAAGCCACAGACTGCGCCCGTCACCAGGTGCCCCGCACTGTCCTCGACTGAAACAACGTCGCCGAGGTCCACACGATAATCAGGAACAATGGAAAACGAACGAGTCTCCGCGCCCGACTGCGCTTCTGTCAGGGCCCGCGCAGCCGCCTCCTCGGCGGCCTCCTGCGAAGCATCCTTCACCTGCAAGACCTCGTGGACGCGCCCATAAACAGACGCATCCCTCGGCCCATACCGGGACTCCCTGTACGCCGAATACTTCCCGCCACCACTGAGCTGCGAAGTGATTGCCGTCCAGGCGTTCGCCGTCTTGCGATCAAGACTGCGACTCTCACCTAGTGCCAGGTCATCACCCGAATACCTGGCCACCGGCTGGCCAACCCCAGGCTGCACAACATGCAACTGGCGATCCGCGCCCACATACGCGGAAAGACCATACTCGTCCAGCAATTTCTTCACAGAGTCAACACGCTTGTTCCCCCAAGACAACCCCCCGGGCAACTTCCTGTCCGGGGCATCAAGCACAACAGTCAAGTGCGGCGCGCACAGGCGCGCCAACTCCCCACTGAGCATCGCCCCCGACTCAGGGGACGTGGGCCACGCGAAATCATCCTCAACAAGGCGCTGCAACAGCGAGTACGCGGTCACCTGCACCTCGCCGCCTCGATTCCACTTCGCCTCCGACAGCAGGAACCACCCGCGGTCCACAACGAACTCACTACCCAGTGCAGTCGTCACGTGGATCGTCAGATGTGCTGTCTGCCCGAACGGGGCGAACGGGCTCCACTCGTGCTCGGGCGCCCAATCGGGCGCCACGTGAAACGACAGGCGCTCCTGCGTGGCCTGAGAGGCCGACACCTCCAGCGTGCCCGACTCGACGACCACGTTCTCACACAGGACGCGACCTCCGCGAACAACCGTCACCCGCGCTTCCACGAGGCACGGCCCCGACAGTACATCAACCGTCAACGCAGCCGGGCCCCTCACGGCATCCCGCTTTCCCGCAATGCCCCCATCAGGGTCCACGACCCCCAGCGGCGCCCCTGCACCTGGCAATCGCCCCACGTCAACGACGGACACACCCGACCCCGAACGCCCAGGACGAACCCCCCAGGAGGATAGGGCTTCAGCACCCACTCCACGTCGATCTGACGATCCCCGTCCGTGGACAATCGCTCATACTCGACGCCCTTCACGAGAACGCACCGCACAGGCTCCACGGACGCCGCAGGGGCGTCCAACATCAACAGCACCAAGCCGGGCCCTTCCAGCACGCCGCGGAGCGCCTGGAACCGGTCAGGGGAATCCAGGACGAACCTGGACTTCCCGCCCAACTTCCCGCGCCGGTAACGGACAACGCCGTTCTCGAACTCGGACACGTCCGGCTCCCAAGACAAAGGATCGCCCGTATCCTCGTACAAATCCACATCAACGCCGCGCCCCAAAGCGTTCGCGACGCGCGCCCCACCGGGCGACTCCGACGCGGGCCGCGCCAGCACAGCGCTCGCCTTCGACCCGCTGGCCCCGCGCCACTCATAGCGCACCTGCTTCCCGACCGGAGCGAACGGCCAAGAGAACGTCCAGAACCCCGCGCCCCAAGCGTCCGCCCGGACCTCGGCGATCACCTCGCCGTCAGCGAGGAGGACCCCGAGCTCGTCAGTGAAGAACGAAACAAGCCCGGACCGGGAATGAACCCAAGCCTTAAACACCACTAAACACCCCCAAACAGCCTCCCAGGGCGCGAACACGGCACCAGCCACGCCCGCGCCCCAGTGGGCCGCCAACGCCCCCGTGAGGGGCGTTCTACGACACCATGCCCGCGTACTCGATCACGCGGCCATCAGCAACATCCGCCACGTAAGCGTCGAACTCCTGGTCGTCAGAGACCCGCAACCCAATACGAGCCCCCTTCAACGACTCGGGATCAACAGCCACACGAAGCACCTGCTCACCACCATCAACCTGCAAACGCCCGCCATCGAGCACCTGCAACCTCGCTCCAGAACCCGCCTCGACCACGCGGGAAACCATGCCCTCAGCCGCCGCAACAGCCAAGCCCGCATCCTTGCGAATACCCAAAGCGAAGCCCTCCACAACGGACCCGCCAATACGCTTGAACACGCGCGACGGAGAGTTCACGTCCAGTACCTCCCGCGTCGCAGTAACCGCCCGCGAAGCCATGCCCTGAGCCGCAGCAACCGCGCGGCCCACAGCAGACATCACGCCCGCCGCAAACCCCGCACCCGCCGCAGCGCCAATAGCCGCCAACCGGCCAACAGCAGACGAAGCCGCAGACGCCGCGGACGCCGCCAGCGCACTACCAGCACCAGCCGCGGCTCCAGACGCCGACCCGACGCCACTGGCGAACCCGGACCCCGCCGACGCCCCAGAAGGCGCAAGCGAAATGCTGTCCGCCCCAGCCTTAGCGCTCGACGACAACAAAGCGCCCGACGCCGCGGCCTGCGGAACCGCAGAAGCCAAACCGTTCGAGTACTGCTGCCCATGTCCGAAGCCGGTATCCCAGAACATCGCCCCATGAAAGCCGAGAAGACTATTCGGGTCCTGCCCAAGATTAGGCAACAATGGCGCCCCCGAAGTCGCGCCGTCACCAACGCCCTGAGAGAACTGCTGACCGAACTGGAACCCGTTCTGGTACGGGCCCTGCCCGCCGTCATCGCCAGAGAACCACTTAACAAGCCCCGAAAGATTCTTATTCAAATCCTCCGCACCGTCAATCTGCACGTTAGGGTCAATCTGAACCTCAGTGAGCTTGCCGTTCACGTTGATGTAGTACTTGTCATTGATCTTCAGGAACTGCGCCCGCACCTCAGCAAGAGCTTGGGCGATCTGATCCTTGTCCGTCGCGGCCTGAACCTTTACGCGAACATTCGCGTCAACACCGGCCGCCGCCAGGGCCGCGTCGAGATTCTTCTTGAAGTCCGAGAACACGTTCTGCGAGTCCAGGTTCAGCTTGGACAACGCGGCCGACCCCTCCCAGGACATGCCCTGCAACGCGGGGCCAACCCGGTTGGCTTGGTCAATGAGCGCCTGCAACTTGGCCTGCCCCTCAGCAGACGAATCCCCGAGCAGCTGCACGAGCTGCTGCAAGTACTGGGCGCCTTCGGGGAGCTTGCCCAGCTGCTCCAGGAAGTCAATATTGAACCCCGCCTCAGCGAGACGAAGCATGTTCTCCCCGGCCTGAATCTGAGCATCAACCTGCTCACCCAAGCGAGAAATCACTTCCTCAACAGACTGGACGACCTGGCCGTTGGCGTCAACCGCCGCCGAGGCCATCGACACCATGCTGGAACCAACGTTGTCCACCGCGGACCGCAACCGGCCCAAACGGTCGAACGCCCCGTCACCACCACCAGCCATAGCGTCAAGCGCGTGCCCCATCTCCGTGGCAGACTGGCCGGCCATCTTCACGGCATCCATCGCGAGCCGCGCCTGTAGATCAACCCCGCCCATCGCGAGCTCGATCCCGTTCGCCTGCGTCGCCGCCAAGCCGAACTGGCCCGCCGCATCACCAAGCGCGTCGCCCAGCCCGTCAACGGACCCGGCCGCCGACTCGACCGTGCTCCGCCACTCTGTAGCAGAGCCGCCAGACTTCACGAACTCCTGGCCAAGGCGCCGCAATGCCTCAACCGCGCCAACGGAATCCCCAGACTTGCCGATCTCGGCAATACGGTCGAACGCATCAGAGATATCCGCCGCTATGTGACCACTGTTACCACCGGACCACTTGTTCCACCACCGCCAATTACCGCGATACTTCTCTGCGGCCTGATTCAGAACCTTGGAGTTGGTGATCTCGTCGAAACCACTTCCGTTGAACATCTTCGACGCAGAAGCCGACAGGCGCCGCCCAGCGTCCTCAGACCCAGACGCCACCGCATCCAAAGCCTTCACCACAGCAGAGCCCTCAGACGACACCTCACTGAGCTTCGACACCAGAGCTGCAACGCCAGCGGTGCCCGCGACCAGGGCCGCCCCCCAGGGGCCGCCCAGGAGGCCAATGACGCCAGACGCCGCGGCGCCCAGGCCGCCCATCGCGCCACCAGCAACCTTGGCAGCCGCACCCAAACGGGGCAGTGCTCCAGCGAGCGAGGCCGCGCCAGCCGCGGCCCCCTCCTTGATCCCGGCCCACAAGCCTCCGCCACCACCGGGAAGAATGCTCCCCAGGGCGCCGACGGCAGACGCCGCAGTGTCCTTAAGGCCGGAGAACGCCGTGGCCACAGCCTTCACCAGTGAACCAACGAAGCTGATCGACCTGAACGCCATAAAGCCGCCAATAACAAGCTCCAGGGCCCCCGGAATGCGGGACAAGCCGTCCAATAGGTTCGCGAACGCCGTAGCCAGCGGAGTCAACGCTCCAGCCGCAACGTCAATGGCTGCGGCGAACTTCGGGCCAAGCCGCTCCGAAAGCCTCGACAACGCGGGCTCCAACCGCGTCACCGCATTAGCCAACGCGCCCAAAGTCGAACCGACCACGGGCCCAAGGCCCCGGCCAAGAGCCCCCATGAACCTGAACAGGTGCCCAAGCCCCTCGGACACCTGCGGCCAGACACCCTGAATGCGGGACAAGCCAGCAGACAAACCCGAGAAGAATCCCGTAATCCCCTGGTTCAAGCCCTGGCCGGAGAACACGTTGAACACCGCGTTGCCGAACTGCCCAGCGACGCGGCCAGCCAGACGACCAGCCCTGTCCGACAGGTCGGCGATAGACGCCGCGAACCCGCCAAGCGAACCGCCGATATTCACCTTCAGCTCCGACCAGGAAGCGTTCATCCCGCGGAAGAACTTCACCATCCCGGACTGGAACGCCTCGCCAGCCGTTGTCTTATGAACACGCTCCAAGCCGTCCGCGAGGCGACCCATAGTAGCGCCGCCCGCCTTGTCGGCGGCGCGCCACAAATCGCCAAGAACCCCGCCAGCATTTCCTACTGCGCGCCCGAAGTCCACGAACGACTGGATGCCGCGGTCAATGATCTGCTGTAGCCGACCAGACGAGTCCGCCTCGGTCAGCCACGCCGCATACCGGTCAGTGACCCGACCAAGCGCCCCAAGGATGCGCTCGAAAGCCGCGGACCCGTGGCGCCCCAATACCGCGAACACCTGCGCCAAGGAATCGGTATGCGACCCCAGCTCATCAAGTCCGGCAGCAGAATGCTCGAACATCTCTTGCATCCGCGGCGCGAGAATACGCGAGAACGAATCCACCACGCGCCCGAAGTGGCGACCAGCAGAACGACCCAACACGCTGAACCCGTTGTTCAACGCGGGGAACAAATCGTCCAAGAGCTGACGAACGTTCCCGCTCGCCTGCTCCCAGAACCCATGTTGAATCACGTCATTCATCGAATGGAACGCGCCCTCGATCTCGGGCACGAACTCCTTAATGGGCTTCAACGCCTGGTAGAACGTGTACCCGACGAAGCCCGCTGACGCCACAAGCGTCGGCCCGAGAACCGCCGCGGCCTGCCCCGCCGCAACAATGGACCCACTGATGCCGATAGTGTGCTTCAGCAACGTGGAGGCGCCCGCCGCGGCGGCAGCCAAACCGGCCCCCACCGCGCCGAGCAACGGCACTGCTTTGTCCAAGTTCTTAACGAGGTCCCACAGGTTCGACGTGAGGTCCTTCGCGAGGCGGAAGCCGCTCATAGCGGCCAAAGTCTCGCGAGCGACCACAAACGCCTTATGGTCAACAAGCGGGTGGAGGCGCACCCAACGATCTCGCGCCAACAAGGCCAGCCGCGCAGCGGCAATGTACCGGGACGACTGGTCCAACCCGAGCTTGAACTCCAACTCAGTGTCGTCCCACTTGTTCTTGAAGCGGCGCAGCTTGTACCCCACCTCCCGGAGCTCGCGGTTCGACATGTTGGGCTTTATGTCCAAGTGCAATGCCTCGTGGTGCCCGAAAGCCCTTTCTCGGATTTCCCTGCGCAACTTCAGAAGAGCCGCGTCAATCGACCCATCCTGAACCGCCAAATCAGGCTCCACGCGATACTTCCACGTGTCAGTCGAACCGAACTCACGGTCCAAGCGGTCGCGGAACCTGCGAAGCGCCCCCTGGTCGGACAAGTCCTCGTCCACGGTCCAGCGAATCCGCCCGACGTACTCCTTCTGGAAAAAGCCGTCGAGTACCCCCTTGGCCTTGTCCGCCCACGAGGCGTCAGGCCGCATATCGAACGTGACCGGCCCAAGATCGGAGAACGCGCGACGCATAGCATCAGCGCGCCCCTGAACCTGGCGCTTGTAGTAGAAGCTGTCCAACGCGGACCATTCCGCGCCCTCAGACGCGGGCATGATGGAACGCCAACGCAACTTCTTGGCGGCGTCCCTGCGCATCTTGTCGAGCGTCTGCGACCAATGCTGACGAATCGTCTCCAGGTCCCCGTCGTAAACCCCGGACAGGGACCCGCGCGCCCGGTCCGACAAATCGTCAAGGCGGGTCTGCATCTGGTCCAGGCTGTTGAACGCTGAATTGTCAACGTTCACTTTAATGTCAACATCCCGCGCAGCGGCCTCAGCGCGGCGCGCAAGCGCCTGCACTTTCTGCACGAAATGGTTCTCATCCAACTGGACCCCAACCTCCAAAGGTCGGAGCCTTTTCTCAATAGCATCTAGCTTGGTCGCGAGCTCAGTCCAGAAGCCGTCTGTATCCGGCACCACCTGGACGGCGAGCCTCGCGACCACGTTACCTTCAGCCCTCGGCATCAGGCATCACCCCCAAACAGTGAAAAGAGGAGGCGCTTAACTAGGCCGACAAAGCGGCCTCGAAGGCGGCGCGCATGCCGCCCTTCTTCCGCGTGTCCGCCACGAAAGTATCGTCAGCCCTCGCCCCGGGCCTACCCGGCCACATGTACGGTTTCCGCGGCCCGCCGCCCATTCCGGTGGCGACCGTGTTCACGCTGATATTGTCGAAAATGTCAGCGAGCAGAGCCGCCTCGCGGGTCCACCCTCGCAATTCCGGGTTGTTGTTCAACAGCGCCGCGGTCCACGACCCCTCAGGAAGGCCGTGGATCAGGACCAACAAAAGACGCGGAGACGGGGACCCAGACTCCACCGCGGCAACCAAGTCAACCTGGTAGTACCGCAGCAGGTCGGCATACACCCCCGCCCCCGCGCGGTCAATCACTTCCGCGACGGCTAGGCTTCCCCCACCTGAGTGCGCTCGAAGTAGAGCGACACCAGGGTGTCGAGAACAGCCAGGTCGGAGCCAATCTTCGCCAGCAAGTCAGTGGCGCGCTCCTTGTCCGCGGCCACAAGAGTCAGGACCTTCGTGTAGAAGGTCTCCGCGTCCTTATCGTTGCCATCATTGTCGCGGAACTCGGAAACGAGCTCACGGAACTCGGCCCTCTCATCCTTGGGCATGTGGATCAGCCCACGGAACACAACACCCTCGACAACGAGGTTCTTGTGCTTGTTCTCAGCCTCTCCGCGGATAGCGTCAAGGTCAAGGTTATCAAAGTTAATAGCCATTGCGGCCTCCTAATCAATGTGCCATGCGAAATGCCAGGAAAAACGGGCGGGCCGCGCGGTCGCCTGGCACACCAGCCGCACAGCCCGCCCCACAACACTCAGGAAAGAGGAGTGACCTCAGACATGCCGAGAGTCTTCCCCTCCTTGTCAGTCAACACAGTCAGTTTGACGGGCAGGGCAACAAGGTCCTCCGTGTTCTGCACGTCGAAGTCGCCGTTGGGCGCAATATCCACAGACCCCGCATGGATCATGAAGATGTTGCCCTCGTCCTCGCAGATGCCAAGCAACGCCACGCGCCAAGGCTGGGGCTTCGGCTTGGCGTACACCAAACCAGTATCCTCAACAGCGTTCTTCCCCATCCACTTCTTGATCGTGCCCTTATCGAACTGGTGGAGCGAAACCTCAATAGCGAAGTTTCGATCAGAAGTCGCCGTCCGAAGGGCGTGCTTCTGAAGAGACCCCTTCACAGTGACCTCGCCACCGCTCACCGTGATCTTCAGGGGATTCTCCATCTGAGTATGCCCCAGGTTCTCCCACCCCGCAAGCGCCGTCGCCTTCCCAGGCGTACTATCCTGCTTGTAAGCCGTCACCGTGGGCGGCTTAGTGTACTCGGCAGCGGTGAAAAAATTCATCTCACCGACTACAAGCGTTTTCTTATCCTCTAGGGCCATCCCAGCCCCCTTCCTGCGCCTTCCGACAAGGCGCGCCATCACCTATTGATAATCGTCAATCTCGCCCGGGCAACAAAGCGTTCAATGCCCACGGGCAAATCCTGGTATTGAACTGGGCCAGTAGCATCGGCCCAATCAGGGCGGCGCCGCGGCCGCTCTAACAAGCGGGCCCCCACGAGAAACGAGGCGGCGCTCCCGATTCGCCGCCCTTTCCTCGCCCACTCCTCAACCAACTTGAAGGACGCCCAGAGCAGCTTCCAGCACGCGCGCTCCGCGTCCAGGCCCTCGCAGAAAGCGTGAAACTCAACCTCCGCAACATCCACGTCATCGCCGCCCCTGCGGGCGGCCGCAGACACGCCCTCGGGATCGACCTCCGTTACGAGGAGGTAGGGCATCGCGTCCCCCTCCTCGATGCGCGTGCGAACCGTAACCCCGTCAGGGAGAGCCCGGGAAAGCCAGCCCGGCAAGAAATCCTCCACAGCGACGTGCTTCCCCGAGTCCAGGGATTCAACATCGAACGCCAAACGGAATCACCCCCCAGCAGCGGCGGCAAGGGCCTTGACCGGCCTCGACGGCGGTATCCACACCGCATCAACTCCAGCCACCCTGCGCCCGGCGCCGCGGCCAACCCATCGGGGCCGCTCAACCCATCGGCCTTTACGACCGAACTCAATAGCAGCCGCATTCCCCCGCGGGTCCACCAGGACGATCCAGCCGTCCGTTTCGGCGACGTAGGATTCGATGCGGGAGGCCCCGGTGCGCCGGTGCCGCGCCAAAACGGCGCGGGCACGAGGGGCGCGGGCGCCCACTTGCGCCGTCACAGCGGCCCGCACTTGCGGCATGTGCGATACAATCTTGTTCAACCTGTGCGGCGTGACCAGCATCTTAACCACCAGACACCCCCCGCAGATTCGACGGAGGCCGCGGGCGAACCTCGGCCTCCCAATGAGCAGTGCGCCGCGTCCCCCGCTTGAACGCAGGAGGCGACGCCAAGTCCCAAGTGCGCCCATCGAACTCGACGCGCGTCCAAGCCCCAACGTCCGTGAGTTTGTTGCCGTCCACGTCAACCGGATCGAACGTCAGGAGAACCACTTCGTTAGTAAGCTGGCCTTTGGACTCTCCCCTGTTGGAGCGGATCATTTTCATCCCCATCCGCACCCGGAACAAACGAGAGGTATCCTCGACGGTGACCAGGTTCCCCCGCGAGTCCCGCACGCGCTTCCGCCCGTAAAGGACCCCGATCTCGCCCCGGTGTCTACCGACCGCCACGGGACCACCCCCAATGAGCGGCCAGACCATCGGGCCCGACGACCCGATGCCACTGCACGTCCGACTCCGGGGCCTCCCCGGAATGCACCGTTGTGTGCACAACACGCAGGTTCCCTGACCGGCCTGCCGCTTTCCTGATCGTCCCAATCTCCTCAGGAGAGAAGAATACTGTTCCGGTCCGCAGCCCAAGGTCCGTGTACGCCTCAGACTCGTCGCCAGCGCGAGACTGGACAACAGACTCAGAAAGATTCAAATACCGCACGCAAGCATTGCGCACCAGAGTGCGCACAACTGGAGGGCAGGCGTCTGCGCGCCAAGTGGCCCTCCCGTAATGCCGGGCCAGGTTCGAGGCGTCCCAGATCAACTCGGCTGCCCCGTCTCGCTCATCCCCAATGAGCGAGTACTTCAGCATCGCCGCCAACTCGTCAACAGAAATCAGCATCTCCGCTTTTCTAGAAGCGTCCATGTTACCTCCTCACGGGTCCGCGACCACGCCGGGGCGGGCACCCGCGAATAACCGCAGACACCCGCCCCGCAGCCAGGCCAACTGGAATCACGGTCCAGCGGGAGCGACGTAAGTCGTTGCCTTCGCCCGCTTATCCAGCTTCAACGCCTTCGCAACCGCGGTCTTGTCGCTGCCCTCGGCGAAGTAGGAGTCCGTGCCGTCAAGCGCCAGCTTGACCGCACGAATGCCGTACTCAGCATCCGAGACAACCTCGGTCTTCTTCGCGGCATCCCAGTACACGACAGGATCAACAACCTGCCTGAACCCGTACCAGGTGTTAACGATGCTGCGCTCCATGAGGTGCGTGGCGTCGTAGTCCTTGATCCATCGCATGGCGACACCATCCTGGGAGATGGCGGACGCCCCGACAACAGAGTCAGGCACCGCGGGAGCAGCGTTCAAGAACACGAAGGCGCCGCCAGTGAGGGCGTAAGCCTCGCCCGGGTCGATCTCTTCGGAGGTCACAACCGAGAACCCTTTGATCTTCCCAATGTACGCATCCTCGAACGCCGTCTCAGCCACACCATCACCGACGCTCGCCGCAGTCAGCTCCTTCGAGGACTGAAGAATCGCATCCCAGTCCGAACCGACGAGCAAAACGCGCCCCACCTTGGAGGCGCCAGCGCGGTTCAGCACTCGACGCGCCTCAACGATGTCCTTGACGATGTTCTCGGGCTTCGCCCCCAAAGACACCGCGTACTTACCGTTTCGGAGCGTATCAACCGCACCGTACTCTAGCGCTCGCGCAACAGCCTTCGACTGCGCAGGCAGAATCGAGCCCGCCCATCCACCGAAGTCGAACTCGCGCTCCTCGTCAGTAAGATGTGCAGCCGAAACCGCGTTGCCGCCGAAACTGATTGCGATCTTACGTTCCTTGTACACGTCGGTCGCAATCGCTGTGGTCCGGTCATTGCGCCAAGCGTAATCGCGGGCCGTCAAAACCCCAGGGACCTTGATATTCACAGTGTCATCAAGCGCCCCCTTGAAGTCGTCAATGCCCTGCTTGAAAAACAAGCCAGGGACAACCATCTCGCGCCTCATTAGCTCCAAGGCCGCAGCGGCGAGCTTTTGCGGCTTAACCGCAACATTCTTCTCTACCATCCACCCCTCCTACAGGTGATCCAAAAGTCAGTAACGCGGAATGCCCTTAACGAACTTCTTCGCATCGAACGCGGGCTCAGCGTCCCCCGGAGCCATGCCGCCGCCACCGCGGGGCAGCTTCCCCGCTCCAGCGGACTTGTCCGGGAACAGCGCAGCAAGCTTGGTTGCCGCCGCACGCATCTCCTCGACCGTCCCCTGAGGCACGAACTCGAAAGCCTCATCAGGGAGAGCCTTGAACTCGCCGCGCACCGCAGCGCGATCCTTCACGGCCTTCGCTTCAGCCTCGGCTTTCTCAACCTTGTCGCGATACTCGGCAAGCGCAGCGTCAACCTCCTCCGGGGTCTTCAGGCCGCCAATCCGCTCCTGAAGCTCCCTCGCGGAAGTCCTGTACTTCGCAGCATCGCTACGGGCCTCGCGCAGCTCACGCTGCGCCCACTCAGGAAGGTCCTCAACCTTGTTCGCAGCAGCCTCCCCGACGGGCTCCTGCTCCGGCTTCTCGACGGTCCCTTCCGTTTCCTTCAGCTTGTCGTCATTCATCAGCATTCCCCTCCGCTGCCCCGAAGTGGCGCCCGGCCACGAGAAGACAGCAATTCAAATAGGGCCGCCAGGGCCCCAACAGAAACGAACAGCAGAGCGGCGGTCACCGCCCATACTTCTTGTAGAAGAAGCTCCTCCAGCCTTCCCGGCCTTTGAACCCCTTCCCACTGAACTCCCCGTGCCACACATCGTGCAGCTCCCGGTTCAACGCGAACTTACTGGACTTCAAATCAGTGTTCGCAAAAACCGGCAAAGAGTAGCACTTGCAATTCGGGTGATACCCGGTAGTGCCATCAGCCCGCGGCTTCTTAGCCGTCGTAGCAGTCTGTTTCGACTTGTACACAGCCCCGCGGGACAATAGCATCGCGCAGAACGCGCAGGGCCGCCCGGACCCCGACACGCGCACCCAACCACGCAACCCCTTATCCGCACTACCGGACGCCTCGACCATTGTCCGAGCGCCGCCGACAGTGGCCTGCTGGGCGACGCCAGCCGCATAAGCCGCATCCGACTCTCGCGCCCCACCGCGAGCCCGGGCCGCCTCCAAACGGTCTGCCAAAGCGTCCTTCGCAGCCGCCAAATCCACTGCCCGCAAATCCGTTGCGCGCACGTGACCGCTGGGCTCAACACCAACAGACTGGCGCTCCAGCCCCCCCAGATTCAACTTGACGCCGCTCGCCTCGTTGAACTCGCGAACCAAGTCGCCGACCGTCAGCCCACGATTCCTGTGGTACTTGACGGGGGACGCGACTGTCGCGCCCAGGTGCAGGGCACGCAGAAGCCGATAGAACGCAACCCCGAGAACTGCACCCTGATTCCACTTCTCTGCGAGATGCGAGGCGAACACGTCAGGGGCGGCCCCCACATCACTGAGACCCTTCCACCACTTCGCAGCACTTTGAACAGCGTCGAGACTGAGCTCCCCGATGGCCTGCTCGAACGCCGCGACCACGCGGGCCGCAGCCGCAAGATCAACCACCCGTCACCTCCGTAGCATGCGTGGAGAACGGGTCGCCGCCCTTCGACATCTCCTCGTAATCGCGCACCGACCCCGAAAGATCAGTGCCAAGACGGTCGTCAGCATCAAGGTCCCGCCACCTCGCCAGCTGCGCGGGCGACACTCCAGGAACCATCTCCCAGAGCCCCTTCGCGGGAACCTCAATATCCCGCAGCTTCGACAGGGCGTCAGCAACCTGAGACAACGCGGAGGAACCAATGTCCCGCCAAAGGACCTCATTGTGCTCCCAGCGCTCGCGCGGCTCCCGCCCCTCCAAGATCATCCCAATCCGAAGAACACGCTCCCACGCCTCCCCGAACTGGCTCCGATACAAACCGATCTTATTGCGGAACGACTTCTCCGCGGCATTCAAAGCGTCGGCACTGAGGTTGGCCATCTGCCCCAACAGGAAGTTGGGCGGCGTCTGAGACATCGCGGAGAACGCTTTCACCGCCATGTCCAGCGAAGAAATGTACCCAGACATATCCCCGCCAGCCAGCGCCCCGAACTTGCCGTTCGGATCGTCGTTGACCAGGAAGTCCCCCGGACCAGCACTAATGCGCTGGTACACGGGATTGCCCTCAGAGTCGAGAACTGGGCGCCCCTCAGCGTCCACGACCTCCTGGGGCTGCAACCCCGTCGCCCACAAAATGCGATGCGCACTGTGCGACTGGTCAATCAGGAGATTAAAAACCATCTGATTGTAAATGTCCTGCCAGTTCTTCAAAGGAAGAACCGACCCGACAACGCGCCCCTCGTCGTCCATCTTGGCAACGAAACGGGTAACGGGGCAATGCCCGTTACCCCCATGCAAAGACTCCTCAACGATCCGCGGCCCAGTTGAATCAAGCAGAATGTCATACCTCTTGTACCGGTCCCACGCGACCGCGCGCCCAGGACGGTACTCGCCAGACAATGACCGCTCCCCCGGCCACCGCATCACCGACAACGCCAACAGGGCATTATCATCAGACAGCACATCCTCGTACAGGCAGACCGTCCTCAACGCGGACAGCACCCGGGCTTTCGCCCGCCCGCGCTCCAACTCGTCCAACTCCGACACAACGAACGCCTGGCCATAGGCCACAGCGGACCGGTGCACCATCGACTGCTTAGCATCCAAGTTCGACCGCTGCCAGAGGTCCCACTCAGGAGGCTCCTCCTCCAGGGCGCCGTCCGGACCCACAACCTGCTGCTCCCCAGGGCGGAAGCCGTCAACCAAGAGCACCTGCGTGGCAGCCTCAACCGGTATCTCGCACCAGTTGAGCTTAGCCTTCCGCATCATCGCCCGCTGCTCCCCCGTCAACCCCTTAGGAGAATACGGGTCAGCGAACCGGCCATGCAAGTAGTCATCCGCGACACCAAGGACCTCATCATAGTCCGACTGGATAACCCTAAGACCCTCATTGATAAGGTCCTCAATAGGATCACTGAAGTCATAGTTCAACACGCAACCACCCCCACAGGTCAGAACCGGTAAAACTTCCCGGGCTCACGCCTACGCGCATCAACCCTGGAAACCTCCGTCTGATAATCCCTATACGCGGCGAACGCCAACATCGCCGCAGCATACATATCAATCTTTTTCTTCGACTCGCGCCCAGCCTTCATGAAAGACACCCCATAAGGCGTATCCTTCCGCATCACATTCAACACGTGCCTACGAAAAGCCGACGCCAACTCGCGCGCCCCACCATGAGCAACCTTCTGATTGATGATCGCCTCCATGAACGCCTCATGAAGCATCGTCACACGCTTCCGCGAGCCACGCATATCAAACGCCACCGGCCCCGAGTCAGAAGCCCGCGCAACCAAGCCCTCACCATAATCAAGAGTCCACTCATGAATGTAAGACTCCCACAAGGCAACGTCAGCATAGAACCCAACGACCTCGTATTCAGAGAACACCCGATGGACCATTGAATCCACACGATCCCGGTCCACCTCCCACGGGACATTCAAATCCAGCGGCTTCTCCTCCAACAACAACGGAACCATCAAACCGTCAGACACCCGAACACCCACAAGCGCCGTCGCATCATCAGACTTACCGCCGTCAAAACCAAGGCAAATCTTATCCCCAGCCTCCAACACGGCACCAGGCCGCTCAATCGCCTTCCACTCCGCAGCGGAGTACAAGTTACCCTCAGGCTGCCAAACCTGGTTCAAATACATGCGACGCGACTCCGACACGGGCCTAGAAGGATTCAAAACTGAACGCCACGCCTCGTCGGCATCACACCAGACCGAGTCCCCGCGGACCGCCTTGTACAACACCTTGAACACGCGCTCAGTCATCGGCGTATGATCCGGCGCCTCCAACGAATCATAAAACACGTCAGAATCCACCAGACGCCCCTCCAAGGACTGCATGAACGCATCACGCTCATCCTCAGCAACCGACCCCTCACCAGGCTTATAAGCATTCGTGATCGACATGTACCGACCACGCATCTTAGTCGTATTACCCTCAACAGTATTCTTCAACTGCTGCCCATTGTTCTGCGGAAGCCAGTGCTGAACCTCGTTCAACAAAGCAAAAGTACAACGATTACCCTCAGTGGACCTGAAAGAACTCGTCTTCACCTCAATGCGCGCAGTATTATTACAACCACGCACGATCTGCAACCGCACATCAACACCATACTCCCGGCGAAGCCTATCCCCCACCAGAACATGGAACATGTCAAACGTGTTCGCAGTCTGCTCCTGCTTCAACGCAAAAATCTGCACCAAAGCATTCGGGCGCCGCTTCCCCACCGGCTCGCCATCGGGCCCCCAATGCGAGAACACCGAAGGCCCGAACGCTTCCACAAGACACAAAACAGCAAGCAAAGGGTCCTTCCCCCAGCCCTTGATGCGCTGCAACGTCCCGCGGCGCCGATAAACGAACCGCCCCTCCTCATCAACCGCATACCACCACAAAATGATGCGCAACTGCTCCAGGGTGAACCTGAAGACCTCCTGCCCCTCACCAAGGGGCTCCAGGAAATCACTGCACCACCCAGCAATCCCCCACCCCAGCGTCCGCTCAGGCAACACAAAACGCCCATCAGCGCCGCGCTCCCACGTCGGACCATAATGCACAGGAGCATAACGAACAAGCAACTGCTCGTCCGACAGCTCATCATCAGGCACATCCCCAAACGGGAGCGCCCCCGAAACCCCATCGTCCACGAGGGCACCCCCAATCCCCAAAACAGTCCTGGCCGCGGGACTCGAACCCGCACGCCACAAAGGCACCGCATTTTGAGTGCGGCGTGTCTACCAGTTCCACCACACCAGGAAGAAAACCACGCCAACCCACCCCACAAAAGGGCGGGCGGCGTGATCGCTTGCCGCGAAGACGGGATTCGAACCCGCATAACCCCCAGCCCAAACACTGGCGGCCGTTCACCGCTCACACACAACGCGACCCCAACACCACAACCGCCAGCGCACGCGGCGCAATGCCAGGAAATAAAGAACCGCCCTGGAGCCAGGAGCGCAACACCCCAGCCGGAACGATTCGACTACACGCCCCAAGGCGCAACTAAACACCCATGAGGCCCTTAATCAGATCAAGGCGGAACCCGCTCCACCAAGCAAGCCCCTCGCGCCCGGGATCAACAACCGGCATCTGCTTGAACCCCTTAGCCACAAGCATCTCCCGCGCCCCAAAATCCTCGTCAACATTCACCTCAACAAACGGAATACCACGCTGGCGCAACGCCCGCTTAGTCAACGAACACAAGTGGCAATTATCCTTCGTGTAAACAGTCGGCATACATTTCCTTTCCTAAGCCAACCCAAGACCCTTACGGTAATCATCCAACACAGCAACACTAGGAGCATCCCCAGCATCAACCGGCGCCTCCAACTCAATACGAGCCTTACGCCGATCAGCCTCAGTCACCAACAAACGCTCCAACGCCCGCAGAATCGAATCCAACTTCTGAGGAGAAGCAAACGCAGAAACCTTAGGCCGCTCACGCGACCACCCCGCAGCCTCCCGCTCCTTCGGACTCAACTTCGCAGCCTCCTCGTCCCAACCCGCACGAACCGCACGAGACTTCAACGCGGCATCATCAGTACGCTTATACGCCGAATACTCATCCATCAACATATAAGCCGTAGCCCAATCCGAATCCTGCCACCAATGAACCTGCCCAGACGAAGCAAACGATTTAAACAAGCGCTTCGCAATAGGGTGCCATTTAGCGTTCGGCTTAGGAACACTCGTCGGCAACAACACACCACGAGAAGCATCCATCCGAGACGGACGCTGATCCACCAGCTCCTCCCGACGCAACCTAACCGCCACCAACAACACCCCCAACCAAACCAGGATGCGGCTCCATACGACGAAACCGCGAACGAACCTCCAACAACCGACGACGAGCCGCCGCCGCACCCTCACCACCAGTCTTACGACGATGATGCTCCGAACACAAAGCCCTCAAATTACCCAACGAATCATCATCATTAGGAACAATATGATCCACGTCAGAAGCCGGAGCGCCACAAATAACCCCAGACTCAACACGCCACTGACAAACACCACCATCGCGCAACAACACCGCACGACGACGAGAAGACCAATCAGTCGGCAAACGACGAGACCTAGCAGAAACCCCACAAGACCACGCCACACAAACCACCACCAAACAACAAATAAAAACGGGAAGCCTGGCGCCCAACCACCAAAGCACGCAACCACACAAGCTCAACCGCAACCCCACAAAGCAGGAGCGCACGCGCAGCAACGGAGCAAGACGGCGAAAGGAAACAAAAACCATCAAGCTCACCAGGACAACCCGTTAAACCAAATCCCGACCAAGGTCCACAACGAAGAACGAAGTGCTAATATACTTGACGCCGGGACGAAGACCAACAAAAACAGCAAAGGGAAAAAGTTATGGCCGCTTTAGGCGGCCATGTTTAACGCTGTTCAACGTATCGCGATAAGCGATACAACACATGGCCGCTTTAGGCGGCCATGTTTAACGCTGTTCAACGTATCGCGATACCCTTTATGTCTTTCATTATATAGTCTGCCAGTTCGGGTGTTACAATATAACAAAATGTTGCCAAGGTCACGCTGGGGGGCGGGGTGTCGCCCAGGAGACAGGCCCCGGTCCTGGCCGTGCCGGGGCCCTCACCCCCCCTATCCGCACCGCCCCCTCCGACAGTCCCTTTGGGCTTGGCATTTATTTCACCTTCTGGATTGCCGCGCATTTTTTTTGCTATGACGGTGCGGTGCTAGGAACTATTCTCCGGGGGGTCATAGCCCCCCTTTGTGGTTATTGTCTCGGGTATTTGATTTGCTTTTTTGGGGCTTTTTGTGGTATTGTCGCGCGCTTGTCTGCGGGGGCGTCTGGGCGCACTGTCGGCGTCTCTGGGGGCGGCTCTGCGGTCTCGGGGGCTCTGGGTCTGGGGGCGTCGGCGGG